TATAATTCCCAAGGTTCTCCACCCAAAAACATAGTAGCTGATATTTCACAACTAAATCTATCTTTATGACGTTTTAAAATATCTCCTGTTTTATATAATCTNGCAAAAGAATAAGTTGGAATAAGTTTAAGNTTTGTTTCTTTTTCTATTTTAGGTCTTACTCTTTCTAAAAGAGTTTCCATTACAATGTCTGCATAATGGCAATAAGTATTAGGTACTTGTTCATCATTCCAAACTCCCCATTCCGTAGTAAAAGGAGAAATGTATCTTTCTTCAAAGAATTTTTTAGCAACTCTACGTTTGAAAGAAAAATATCCATATATAAAATTAGCCATATCAGTAGAAACAGCTTTTTTAATAATTAAGTATTTCTGTTTTTTAAAGTTAGTCATATAAGTCTATATTCTTTTAGCCTCTATGGTATGATATTTTAATTGTTGTCCATCATTTCTTTTGATTGAATCAAAAAAAGTAATTAAAGTAAGTCTTTCTCCTTGTTTAGAATTATTATAATTATTAACTGCGTGATATTGCGATGAGTCAAACATTATGCAACGATTAGGTATAGAATCAAAGCTAATGGTTTTTTTAAATCTTTGATTACTTTTTTTCCTAGCCTCATTATACTCTTTTGTTTTAATTTTATCTAAATCTAAATTTCCATCTTGTCTGATTCCTTGGCTTTTTATATCCATTGATTTATGAGTAATTTGTTTAAATAAAGAAGTTCCACAATTTTCATCACCCTCTAAATATATGATGCAAGATATTTCAGTTACATCTTGATGTACCCACCCTTCTTCTTGCGACAAACCTTTTATTTTTTGAAATGAAGATGAAGCACTCCAGCTCATATTTCTCCAATCATTGGGGTAGAGAGAAGCTATCATTTTAGATGTAGAATAATTAAAAAAATCAGGATCAATTAAATGTATTTCTTTTGTTCGTTCTCCTGGATATTTTCCGTTATTATCGGAAGCATAAGAAAGACTTTTAGAAAACTTAATTATCTCATTTAAGTTTGTAAAAAAATTATCTATACAAAGAGTTGGAAAAATCATTGAAAAGGTTTTCCTAAATGCCAACTAACTAAAGAATATCTTATACCTTTTTTTACGGGCTTAACTCGATGCCATACAAAGCTAGGAAAAACAATTAAAGAACCTTTACATTTTATATCTTTGCAAAGTTTTACATTTCTTTTTTTATCTGGATCAGCATTTCTAAAATCAAATTCTAAATCTCCTCCTGAATAATCTTTAGAATCAGAAAGAATTAAGATACTAGATAATTTTCTTATCTTACCATTATAAGTTCCAGCTTCTTTGTAAGAAGCTGACCAACTATCACAATGCCAATCATAATGTTGATTTTTTTTATATTTAGTAAATTGACAAGATTCAGACCAGTCCCATTGAAAATTCCAACCAGCACTTTGATTAGCAATTCTTATAAAAGGGTGAATTTCTTTATAAATCCATTTATCATTTAGCCATACAACATTAGAATTTCTTTTGGTTTTTAAATTTTTAAGTTCTTTTTTATTTAAGGGTTGTTCTTTTAAATTTCTATTTTGACCAAATTCTCCTGTGATAGCTGTTTTGTCTTTATGATTTAAGCCATATTTAATAATTTCATCACAAATTTTTTTAGGAACAGCAGATTGAAAATAATAATAATAATTGGATAATTGCATTAAACATACTCACAATTTACAGTTATAAAAACATTCATGTATTTGCCAGTATTTTGAGAAATGAAATATCTTTGAGTCGATGGAAAGATAATGAGTTTATTTGTCTCCAGGGGAATGTGCCAAGTACGATTAACTCTACGATTGTCATCGTATTCCATAACAAATTCGCAAGTATTTTTAGCTACTTCAACGCAATAAATGTAAGTGTAATCTGGAGATTGTTTTAATAATAAAGGTTCTACTTGATGACGTGAATGAGAACTTTCTTTAGGTAAATAAAGGTTTCCCCATTCTTTTATGGGAACGANAACTTTATTGTAATCCACGTTAAAATGATCTCGAACATAATCATTTAACCAAGTGTAAGATTTTGAAAAAGGTAGGTGTAAATCTTGATAAGCATAATCTTTAGGATTACTACTTATTCTTTTTTCTAAAATAGAACTGTTGAGAAGATCGTTTTTAAGTTGTTGATTATCAATTTTAACACCTTCAACAGTATCAACGTAAACATCTATTTGGCTCAATACTTTCTGTTCCATAGGAATGGATAGATATTATATTATAACATCAAAATTGTCAATTAGACTTCATCCCAAGATTGGCCAGATTCATTCCACTCATAGCGTTTATAAGTTCCATCCTCATTTTTATCGTTAGGGTGTGCAACAGGAGGTTCCCATATGGCTTTAGTTGTATTGAGAGTCCAGCTTGGATAGGGTTGTTCCTTATAAAAAATATTATTATCTGGATCCCAAATATAACCTATAGCTGCATAATTGCCTCTTAAAACAGTTCCACCTAAGGTATGTACTCCCTCAATTGTATTATAAGATGTTTGAATCCACTTTGCTGCTGGCCAGCCGTGTACATTTTCTAAAAAAGCTTGTCCAACGGATTCACTTTCGTTGTCATCTTCGTCCAGACAATCTGAATCAGCGACTTTATGAACCGCAATGACTTTGCTTCTTCTTTTATCTAATTTTGCAAAATGTGCCATATCTTACGCTGTAAATGTTCCATCTGCTGTAAATTGATGTATAGTGTCTGCTCCGCTTGTGCTTGTAGTACCTGATGAAGAAGATGAAGATGCAGTTAATCTTCTAATAATAACGATACCTGAACCACCAACACCTGAATCTGCATCTGTTCCGTTGTTATCACCAAAAATATTTCCGCCTCCACCACCACCGCCTGTGTTTGTTTGTCCAGCAGTAGCAGCAATTTTTTGTCCAGCGTGTGGACCTTCATTAGTTATTGCACCTTGTCCTCCTCCGCCTGATCCTCCTTGCGCTCGAGTTATTGGATTTGCTCCTCCGCCATATCCAGCACCTCCGCCACCTCCAGCACGAGTTACATCTGATCCTGAAATTGTTGATGGAGAACCATCTCCTCCGGGACCACCATTAGCATTATTTGGTGCTGGAGAAGTAGTACTTGTACCAGCTTGTGCCGCACCGCCTCCTCCAGCACCAGCACTACTACTAGCATCTCCACCATTATTTCCTTGTGGTGGACTTACAGGCGGAGTATTTCCTGCTCCACCATCTCCGTTTGAATCATAACCGCCTCCTCCGCCAGAACCACCTGNTCCGCCATCTGTTCCTGGTTGTTGATAACCACCAGCACCATATCCGCCTCCAGCGGAAGTAATAGTTGAAAAAACTGAATCTGATCCGGGAGCACCTTTATCACCATATGGTCGTGCTACTGGACCTTTAGCGCCTCCAGCACCTACCGTAATTGGATACTCGGTGTCTGGTTCTACTAAAAAAGTTTTTGAAGCAACTGTTCTATATCCACCAGCACCACCAGCAGCACCACCCATATTGGCACCTCCGCCGCCACCGCCTCCAGCGACGACTAAATATTGAACCTTATATCCAGNAGNTCCTNCTGNTCCACTTCCAAAACCTAAAACTCTATAACCAAAAGACATTGAATCTCCTTAATCATCATTAGCCGCATCAGTCGTAAAGATCAATTTAACTCCAAGTAATCTTGCATCTTCTGCAGCGTCATCATTACTGTCTGATACATCTCTAAAAATTCTAAAATAAGTTAAATCATTATCTGCTGGAGTTCCAGCAATAGTAACAGCACCACTTTCGGCTGTTACATATAATTCTTCCGCCGCACCTTGACAAGCATCATCAACCACAACTGCTGATCCATAAGCAACGTCTTGAGTTTCATTGTCATTCATTGCAACACCTTGTAAACCAAACGATACTCCGTCTGTATCTGTTGCTGTTGATGTCCAAAAACATTGAAAAGTTATTGTTCCTAAATTCCATTGTTTAGGAAAAGCTATAGCAAATTGTGCGTGTTCATCTGAACTTGCATCAAAATCTAAAACATTTAAGTCTGGTCTGCCAGAAGTCGTTTCTACTTTAGCAATATCAGCACAACCATTTGACTCTGTAGGTGTCATAGCATTAGCTGGAACCCAAATGCTTTCTTTTCCTGCTTGTTTAAGAGTTCCTACTCCATCTAATTTGTTTAATTCTGTTGCCGTTGAAGTTACGTTTGTTCCAGCAAGTGAAAACGTTCCACTAATGTCACAAGTACCATTAATATCTATGGCCGTCGCTGTTAAATCTATTTCATTTGTAGCACCAATGGATAGCACTGTTGCACTTGATCCTTGTACAAATTGACTAGCATCATTAAAACATAATTTGTTTGTTGAATTTAAAGTTAAGCCTGTACCATCAGTATGTGTTAAAGTTGTGTCATTATCAGCACCAAATCCTAGTACAGCAGAATCACTGTCTAATTTTAAATCATTACTAACTAAAACAGCAGTAGATGCTGTAAGATCTATTGTTGCCTCTCCAGCAACAGTCATTACACCATCTGAGGATTGATTAATAAATGTTGCTGCATCACCAAATGTAAGTTTATTAGTTGAATTTAATGTCAACCCTGTGCCATCTGTATGAGTTAATGTTGTGTCAGTATCTGCACCAAATCCTAAAACTGCAGAATCTGAAAGTAGAGTTAAATCATCACCAACAGTTAAATCTGTTGCAACCTTAACTGTCGTATCGTCATCTAAAGTTAATACAGTTGTTCCATCAAATTGTTTAAATATTAAATCATCAGTATCTACACGTAATTGAATTACTTGAGCACCACCTGTACCATCCATATCTAATGTTAATTGTGTAGTTCCAGCGTCTTTAAATTCTATATTTCCACCTGCTGCATCAATTACAACATCATCACCAGAATCTATTGTAACATCTGCTGAAGTGCTTCCATTACCAATTGTAACCGCTGCATCACCTGCTGCAATGTCATCTGCTGCTATACTTGAAGCGGTAACACCTGATTGAAAGTATGTTTTAAATGTTGCGGCAGTTGTCAATCTCATCGTGCCGGCATCGTTTGTAAGAATTCCGTCAGCGTCTGCAACAGCAGTTGTTCCTGTTGAAGCGCCACCGTCTATTAAATTAAGTTCTGCGGCTGTAGTTGTTACATTTGTTCCGCCGATATCTAATGTTGTTACAGAAATTTCTCCTGCAACTGTTGCTACACCATCTGCAAGTGTAATTAAATCCGTATCATCTGTATGACCAATTGTTGTTCCATTAATTAAAACATTATCAATATCTAATGAGCCACCACTAATTAATCCTGTTGTTGTGATTGTAGATGAACCTGTATCAATAGTGCCAAATCCTGAAGTAATTGAACCAGAATCTAAAGCACCTGTTGTAACAATACTAGAACTTCCTGCAATTACACCATAGATAGATCCAATAGCTGTACTATTAATTGTTATTGCATCTGCTTCTAAAGTACCATCAATATCCGCATTTCCAGATATATCTAAAGTCGCTGCATCTAGTTCACCAGATAAAGTAATATTAGTTGCACCAGTAATCGCACCGTCCATTGCAATGGCACCATTAATATCTATTGTTGTAGCTGCTATTTGTACTTCTGTATCTGCAACAATATCTAATTGACCATCTGTAGATGAATTAATATATAAACCAGTATCTCTAAAAAGAAGTTTATTGGTACTATTTAAAGTTAACCCTGTACCATCTGTGTGAGTTAAAGTTGTATCTGAATCTGCACCAAAACTTAATACAGCAGAGTCACTTAATAATTTAAGGTCATCACCAATAATAGCATCTGCAGCTACTGAAAGACCACCATCAGTTTGTAGTGAACCATCAGTTGTTGAAGTTGCGGCAGTAGTATCATCTGTTTTTATAATGCCACTCGCTGTTACTGTAGTAGCCGTTAAAGCTTGTGCAGCAATTGTGCTACCTGCTTGTGCCGTAAAAGTGTTTGCTGTAAATTGAAAATCATCTGCTCCAGCTATTCTGATATCTATTTGATCATCTGTATCTGCTGTAATACTTGTATCTGCATCAGCATCTAAAATAAATTCATTACC